GTTGTTGTACGCATTCAGGATCTGATTTCCCGAGAAGTCGGGACTGTCCGGGTAGATGAGCTGCCACCATGCCGCGAAGTAGCGCGCCCCGAAGGTCGTAGATGCATCGGAAGCCCAGCCCACGTCGCCCTGCGGGGTGGTTCCGTCCCACACCGTGTCCACGATCATCCAGAAGTCAAGAAGGATGTCGCCAATCGTCGGTGTGTAGATCGGGTAGCCAGTCGCAAGCCCCGCCGCGTTGTACGCGATGGGGCAGGAAACCAGCCGCACCATCCCCATCTCGGGCGAGAGCATCACCCGCTTGTCCACGATATCCGCTGTGGTGATCTCCGATACGTTTGCGCCCACCCGAACGGCAGCTAGGACGATTGGGAAAGGGGCGGGCAACGTGTCGTCCGGGAACGGTGGATTGTCAGCGGTCGGTGTCCCCGCGAAAACACTCAGAGCGCCAGACTGATCCACCACGATGAGGTCGTAGCGAGGCAGCAGCGCGTCCGCTGCGCCAAACACGAGGCCGGAATCCCCGGCGTTGGATACAGCGACAGACTCCACCCGCCCGTTCACCGCATCCACATTTACGGTCATGTCGGGCGAACCCTGGGCAGTTACAGCGCCTCCGGCCAAGACGCCGGTGATACGGATACCGGCAGCCAGGATGTCCAGGTCAACCTTGTCAACCTGGGACTGATCCTGGTCAAGCCCCGCAGCCGGATTCGGGATCGTGAAACCCCGATCAACGGCCACGCCTAGTCCTCCGTGACGCTGAGTGCGCTCGCGTTGATCTTCGGGGTGTCGCCATTCGCGATGGCGGTCGAGGTGACCGACGCCCAATACAGAATGTTGCCACCCGAAGTGTTGTCCACGATGGCGATGCCGAGGATGGGGTTCGTGGACGCGCCCGTTGCGGTCGGGAAGGTGATGGCGTTCTTGTTGGTCACTACCGCTGTGGTTGTCCCCGTCGCAGCGTTCCAGGCATCCGTTTGGTTGTTGCCGGTGCCAACCTGCGTCCGCGCGTAGGAGGCGTAATCAGTTTCGACAATGGTGGAGCCGGTCGTGGTGTCGTCGGGCAGCGTGGTGGCGAGCGCGATGTACAGGTTCGCTGCCGAGGAATAGGCGACCCCTCCGAGCGCCTCCTCGATCCAGTGCTGTGAGCCGTAGTGAGACTTCGACCCAGACACTAGCCTTCACCGCCCACTTCGAGCGTCATCTCGTTCTCGTGATGGACATCGTTGTGTAGCGGCTCTCCATCCTCGGCATCGCGGTAGCCAGCTCCGTTCCAGCGAAGCGGGCGACTCAGATCAGGATTGCCGTCCGAGTCCACCGCGTAGTGGACGCCTTCGCGAAACACCACCGTGCCCTCGTATCCCTTCGCCATGTTCAGACTCCGTTCTCGATGTAGGAGACAACGCTGGCTGTGGAAGCGACGATCCCGTAAAGAGCCTCGTCGGGGTACAGCCAAAAAGCCAGAGTCCCGCTCGCTGCGAGCGAGTAGCCAGTGGCGGTTGTCACACCGGCAGTGCCGAGAAAGACGGCGGCAGTCGAGGCGTTCGACAGTGCGACGTACCGGGTTGGTCCCGAGTCGTCAAGGGAGGGATTCCAGTTGGCGTTGGCGGGCGGCACAATGACGGTGCCGCCCACCGTCGATGGAACACTGACCTGTCCGCTTGAAACGGCCAAGTCAGGAAACTCCCGAGGCGGTCAGCTCAGCCTGCGCGGCCTCCGCCTTGCCCTTGCCTCGAACATGGGTTCCGTCAGAAAGCTGGTAGATGCCCCCGGCCAGTCGGGCAGGGAAATGGGCAACTCCCCCTTCTTCTGAGACCATCTCGACATCCAGCAGCTCGTCGTCGCTCGGAGGTGAGGGGGCGGCTTCCGCCGCTGGGCTGTCGCCAGCCCCCTTCTCCTCTGGCGGGTCGTCGTACACGTTGACCGCCAGGCGGGCCACCTTATCCGCAAGGATGAGATGACCCGCAGCTCGGCCGAGTACCTCCGTCGGGATGACATCGCCCGGCTCGTAATGAACGACGCTGCCGTCCGGCAGGCCGCAGTCGAGCGGAACGATGCAGACGTAGCTGTACTCGATACGCGGCATGGTCTACGCCGACACCGCGTTGAGGAAGTAGGCACCGAGATCAGTACCGACGATCTTGGTGGAGAACGCCAGCTCACCCTCGATGCGTACCGTGCCGACCCCGAGCCAAGGCATCGGGATCTGCGAGATGCGCGATCCGAAGGCACCGGCACCGAGCAGCCCCGTCCAGGTGAAGATGTACCCAGCGGACGGAACCATGATGCCCGGCTGCGGCTCTGCGTAGAGCAGCAGCGCGTCCTTCGTGGGAGAGATGAACTGGAAGTTGTCCGCTGCGCCCTGAACGCCCGTGTTCTCGATGGCGGCAGCCACCAGAACGCGGAACTCCGGGACTCCAGGCGGAGCGATGAGCGACGCGATCAGGTCGGGCGTCACGACACCGCGCTGGGTGTACTTGATGCGCTGGACGATCTCGTCCAGGTTCTTCAGCACCTGCCAGACGCGGGCACCGAGCACCAGGCGGTTCGGGAACCGTCCTGTGGTCTGCTTGATGGCCCAGATCTGGGTCTCCAGATCCTCCAGCGGAGTCGCGTTCGCGAGGTTCCACTGGGGGGACGGAGTCACATCGGCGTTCGTCGATGAGCCTGTCCAGGTGTTGGTTTTGAGAGCTGCCCCCGAAACGAGGATCTCCCTCTTCAGCATCATGCGATGCGTGATCCAGAGGGTTGCGTCCCGGTCGGCGTTCAGCGGGTTGTCCGTGTTCGCCCGTACCTGCGGGTCTACGTCCTTGTGGAAGGCGAAGACCGGTGCGTAGTACGAGTCAGTCGTGACCGGATAGCCGCCACCCGCGGACTCCGTTGCCGGAGCGCGGAGCTGCGCCTCGTCGCGGAACCAGTCGCCCTTCGTGTACTTGAAGTACAGGTCGGACTGCTTCTCGACTGGAACCACCGGGAACAGCTTGTCGGCGATGTAGTCAGCCTCGTTCTGCATGTACGCCTGGCTGATGTTGGTCAGCGGGCGGTTTACATGGACTTGGCTGAGAGTCGGCTCTGGCATTGCTCAGTTCCCCCTTTCTCTCAGCCTATGCCGCCAGCCCACTCGGGCTGAGCAGAATGGTCGAATTCTGACCGGACGATCCGGCCTCCAACGCGATCCCGAGAACCTGAGAACCCGAAACCGTGTACGGCGTGCCCGTGAAAACGGTCGCGCCGGTGTACTTGACGCACTTGCCAGCCGAGTCTGATGCAACCTTGTCGCCCGGGTTGAATGAACCTCCGCAGACGACCTTCGTGATCCCCGCCGTGCGCACCGAGGTGCCGCGGATCGAGGTTGCGGTGCCGACAGGCCCGTCCTGGATGGTGCCGAGGGCGAGCACGCCCGCCCCAGCGATGTCCAGGTAGCCGTCGGAGCCCATGACCACGAAGTAGAACTGGCTGCCCGACAGGTCGATGTCGCTCGGGAAGGTGAAGTCCTGGCCTACGTTGGTCTCGTAAGCCATCTAGCTCACCCCTCCGGTCATCTCGACCAGGTACTGCGTGTACAGCTCGGGGTGCGACTCGAAGACCCGCGCGATTGCGGCGTCCTTCGTCAGCCCGTCCCCCTTCTCGATCAGCTCGTCCGCCTTCGCGACCGCAGTCGAGTAGGCATCGGTGCGCGAGCCGTCGTTCAACGACGCCCGCCCCATCTCCGTGAACAGATCGCCCTTCTCGACGCGCTCGGCTGCACCTTTGAGGATTTCCCCCAGCTTGGTGAAGTCCTCTTCGCCGAGTGTCTCGGACGCTGCCTTCAGGATCGGGCCGAGTTCGTCGGCCGGTGCGAGGGTGGAATACTCCTGCTCGGCCTTGGTGACGAATTCGCGCGTCCGAAGCTGGTTCTCCAGATCGGTTGTGCGCTCTTCGCTCTTGGCGAGCTTCTCTCCCAGCTCCTCGTTTGACTTGAGGACCGCCGACCAAACGGGCTTGGCCTCGTCCGGGACGTTGGACAGATCCCACGTCCCATCCTCTTTCTGCACCGGCACCGCGACGTGGACCTCTTCTGCCACTGTGTCCCCCTTCTTCACGTTGCCGTTTTCCTTTCCCTCAGCCGTTTCATCTTCGTCCGGCTCGGGATCTTCCTTGCTGACTCCCCAGGTATCCGGCAGCATCGAGGTTGCCCCCAACGCTTTCGCCCGGCGAATGATCCAAGCCTTTGCGCGCCCCTTGTCCTTGGCCCGGCCGAACGCCTGAATGGCGTTATCCAGATCGTCCTTGTCTTCGATGGGATACGACCCATCGGGGAGTGCCTTGTCCGACGCGGCGAGATCCTTCCGTTCATCGGTGGAGAAATCCCGCTTCTCCATCTTCTCGTCGCCAGCGTCGTCCTTCTCGTCCTGGCCCGTCTCCTCGTCCTTGTTCAGTGGCTTGTTCTCTCGGGAGTACAGCTCCGTCCCGAGCTTCTCGACCACTGAGCGGAGAGGCTCCGGCAGGTCGTCCTCGACGCCCTTTGCGAGCCGGACGGCTGCGACCATTGCCTTCTGCACCGACTCGTCTGCCCCCTCCTTGCGGAGCAGATCGACCATCGCGCCTTCGTGCTCCCAAGGAACTGAGAGCATGTCCTCCAGCTCGGCTTCCGGCATCCCATCCCCTTTCAGCAGCGCGAAACGCTTACGGTTCGCTGCCCTTTCAACCGGCGAAACCTCGTCGGGATCGACATCGAAGAGCAGTTGCATTACGCGGCGTGTATCGGCAGGTTCTACGAAGTCTCTGCCACAAGACCCATGTCATGCGGATCTGGCTGCCACTGATTCGCGTCGGAGGTGATGTATCCGTGCGGAACGTCGGCGTTATGCATGGACTGGCGAACACCGAAACCTCCGACTGAAAAGCCGGTGTACTTGCCGTTCACGAAGTCCTGCCAGAGCTGCTCATCCTCGACGTGCATCGCGAGCACCCAGCTGCCCTTCTTGATCATCTCTTTGCCGTCGTAGCTGAAGTCAATCGGAGCGATGAACGACTCGACCGGGATGATCGAGGGCTTGTCCCGCTTGAATCCACGACGCCGGTGCTGCAACTTGACGACCGATGACGTACCCCTCACAGCT